TTGATACTTCCAAGATGACCTATTCTGAACTTGCTGCTTATATGGCTGAAAACCCTGATGCAAAGATTGACTAATAGTCAATCACAAACCACAAAAATAATTTTATGAAAGGTATTGGTGAAAGAAAATGGCTAAATTTGATTCTAAGAGTTTCAATCCGCAGGCATTTGGTGCTTATGTAAAGCGAATTCCAAATGTCACTAAAAACGAACTTGCAAAGAGTGGTGCAATCGGTTCTAATGAACAGGCTCGTGCTGCACTTGGCAATCAGACTGGTTCTTTGTATGCTCGTATTCCTTACTTTGGAAGAATTGATGGTTCTACCAGTCAGAACAATGATGGTGCAACTGACATTGCAAGCACTAACACTACTACTTATGAACAGGGTTTTGTTGTTGCTTCTCGTATGGACAGTTGGACTGAAAGAAGTTTCAGCAAGAACATCACAGCAGGTGTAGATTTCATGGACAATGTTGCTGCACAGATTGCTGACTACAAGTTGGATGTTCGTCAGGCTATGCTGCTTGCTATGCTTGAAGGTATCTATGCAATGGGTGTTGAAGGTGACACTGTTGCTGCAAAGGCTGCTGCTGAATTCATTGACAAGCACACCTTTGACATCAGTGCAGGTGAAGGTGAAGCTGCAATGGTTGGTTCTACTACTCTGAATAAGGCTATTCAGAAGGCTTGTGGTGACAACAAGAACATCTTCAAACTGGTTATCATGCACAGTGAAGTTGCTACTAACCTTGAAAACATCAAGCTGTTAAAGTACATGACACAGACTGATGCTGATGGTATCGAAAGAGAACTTGCACTTGCAACTTGGAATGGCAGAACTGTCCTGATTGATGACAACATGCCTGTTGATGGTGGCAAGTACACCACTTATGTTCTTGGTCAGGGTGCAATCATCCTTGATGACATTGGTGATGCTGTTCCTTATGAAATGAGCCGTGACCCTAAGACTAATGGTGGTCAGGACACACTTTATGTTCGTGACAGATATATCTGTGGTGTTGATGGTATTTCCTTTGAAAAGCCTGCAAGCATCACTGCATCTGCTTCCAATGCTGACCTTGCTAATGGTGCAAACTGGGCAATCATCAATGATGGTGAAAAGGCAATTCCGCATAAGGCAATTGCTATTGCAAAGATTGTTTCCAAGGGTTAATTGAAAGGGGTGATATTGCATGGATGAAATGATTAAGAAAGTCCTTGCAAACATCATCACAATCATGACAAATACCAGTCTTTCAGAACAGTTCTATGAAGCTGTTCTGAAAAGACTGGTTTCTTTTGGGTATTCCCTGGAAGAAGATGATGGTTGGATGATTTGTTTTGCAATGCAAAAGGTGGAAAACCACATCAAGAATTCCTGCAATACCACCAATGTTCCTGATGGACTTTTTAATGTAGCAGTTGACATGGTGTGTGGTGAATTTCTGTTCACTAAGAAACAGACTGGAAAACTGGAACTTGAAAATATTGATTTGGATGGTGTAATCACAAGCATCAAAGAAGGTGACACACAAGTCAACTTTGGTGATGGAACTTCTGATGAAGAAAAGTTCAATTCATTTTTGAACTATCTGTTGCACCATGGGGAAGGTGATTTTGTATGTTATCGAAAACTCAAATGGTAAAAGCAAGGAAAGCAATTGAATCCTTGTATGATGGTAAATGCACAATCACTGAACATCAGAAAATCAAGAAAGAAAACAAGTCCACAGGATTTCAGGATGTTGTGGTGTTGGAAGATGAACCTTGTAGGTTATCTTTCAAAACTATAAACAACACAAATCCAACTGAAACTGCTGCTTCTGCTGTTGTCCAAATAACAAAAGTGTTCCTTGCCCCTGAAATTCAGGTGAAACCTGGTTCAAAATTGACCATCACACAGAATGGTGTGACTACTGAATACAAATCCAGTGGTGTTCCTGCTTTTTATAGCACACATCAGGAAATTATGGTGGAACTATTCAAGGGGTGGGCATAATGGCAAGAAATGGCAATGTGAATTTTAATGACCTTGAAAGGTTCAAACAGAAAGTTGAACAGTCACTTGGTGCAGACCAGGTTGATTTGTTTATTGAAGCATGTGCAAAAGAACTTGCTGCAAGATTGCTTGCAAAGGTAATCAAAAGAACACCTGTTGGACAATACCCAAAGAGTTCAGGAAAGAAAGGTGGTACACTTCGCAGGGGTTGGACTGGTGAAAAATCACAAGCTGCATCTGCTTATGCAGGCAGTTTGAAAGTCAACCACTTTGGAAATGTGTATGTCATTGAAATCATCAACCCTGTTGAATATGCATCCTATGTGGAATTTGGTCATAGAACCAGGGGTGGTGATGGTTGGGTTGAAGGTAAATTCATGTTGACCATTTCAGAACAGGAAATTCAGACTGATGCACCAAGAATCCTTGAAAACAAACTCAAAAAGAAACTGGGGGAATGTTTTAGATGATAAATAAAATCATAGATGGAATCAGTGTTGCACTTAGTTCTGAATTTGGTGACCCTTATGAAATATACACAGAATCCATTGAACAGGGTTTGGTTGAACCTTGTTTTTCAATTAAGTGTTTGAATCCTACAATCAATCAGGTTTTGGGAAAAAGGTATTTCAGAACAAATCAGTTCTGTGTCCACTACTTCCCTTCTTCTGATGAAAAGCAGATGGAATGTTTTTCTGTTATGGAAAGACTGATGGATGCTTTGGAACTTATCACTGTTGATGGTGACCTGTGCAGGGGAACTTCCATTCATGGTGAAGTGGTGGACAATGTTTTGTCCTGCTTTGTGAATTATGACATGTATGTCTATAAAGAACAGGCTGCTGAACCTGTGATGGAAACTGTTGAACACAACACTGATGTGAAAGGATGATGAATAATGGCAAAAAAGACTGTTGAAACAAACCAGGAATCCAAGTTCACCAAAGAACAGATTCTTGGTTCAAAAAGATTTTCTGACAGGGTTGATGTAATCAATGCAGTTTGGACAGACAATTCTGCAAAGACAATCAATCAGGTGGAAGAAATGATTGATAAATTTATGAAAGGAAAGGTGAAATAATATGGCTTTAGGCGGTGGAACATTTGTTGCACAGAACAAAGTGCTTCCTGGTGCTTATATCAACTTTGTTTCCCTTGCTGCTGCAAGTGCAACTTTGTCTGATAGAGGTATTGCAACCATGCCCCTTGAACTTGACTGGGGTGTTGAAGGTGCTGTGTTTGAAGTAACAAGTGCAGATTTTCAGAAGAATTCTATGAAAATCTTTGGTTATTCTTATGACCATGACAAGATGAAGGGTCTTCGTGACCTGTTCAGAAACATCACTACTTTGTATGCTTATCGTTTGAATGGTGGCGGTGCAAAGGCTTCCAATGACTATGCAACTGCAATTTATGGTGGTGTTCGTGGTAATGACATCAAGATTGTAATTCAGAAGAATGTGGATGATGAAAGCATGTTTGATGTTGTGACTTACCTTGGTACTACTAAGGTTGACACACAGACTGTTTCTGCTGCATCTGAACTGGTTGCAAATGCTTATGTTACTTTCAAGACTGATGCTGTTCTTGCTGTTGTGGCAGGTGTAGCACTTGAAGGTGGTGCAAATGGAACTGTTGATGGTGCTGCACATCAGGCTTATCTTGATAAGATTGAAGCATATTCCTTCAATGCAATGGGTGTTGTGACTTCTGATGACACAATGAAATCCCTTTATGTTGCTTTCTGCAAAAGACTTCGTGATGAAGTTGGTGCTAAGTTCCAGGTGGTTGTTTTCAATCAGGCAGCAGACTATGAAGGTGTTATCAATGTGAAGAACAAGACCACTGATGCAGGTTGGGATGCTTCTTGTCTTGTTTACTGGGTGACTGGTATTGCAGCAGGTTGTGCTGTGAACAAGTCCAACTTAAACAAGGTCTATGATGGTGAATTCACTGTTGATGTGGACTACACACAGACACAGTTGACTAAGGCAATCCAGGCAGGTGAATTTGTACTTCACCAGGTTGGTTCTGATGTTCGTGTACTTGAAGACATCAATTCCCTTGTGACTACTTCTGACACTAAGGGTGACATTTTCAAGGACAATCAGACCATCAGAGTTATTGACCAAATTGCAAATGACATTGCAGTTCTGTTCAATACTAAATATCTTGGTGTTGTTCCTAATGATGCAGCAGGCAGAATCAGTCTTTGGACTGATATTGTAAAGCATCATGAACAAATGCAGGACATCAGAGCAATTGAAAATTTCAGTGATGCTGATGTGACTGTTTCCCAGGGTGACACTAAGAAAGCTGTTGTTGTTAATGATGCGGTGACTGTTGTCAATGCAATGGCAAAATTGTATATGACAGTCACTATTTCTTAAGAAAGGGGTGAATCAGGATGTCTAATATCACAATGAAAGCAAAGGATGCGATTTCTGCAAAACTTGCTGAATGTTTCATCACTATTGGTGACAACAGATACAATTTCATGCAGGCAATCAATTTTGAAGCAAATTTTGAAAGAACCAAGACAGAAGTTCCTATCCTGGGAAAAACTGGTGCAGGTAACAAGTCTACTGGTTGGAAGGGAACTGGTTCAGCTACTTTCCACTACAACACATCTATCTTTAGAGAAATGATGTTGAAGTACAAGGACACTGGTGAAGATGTCTATTTTGAAATCCAGGTGACCAATGAAGACCCTACAAGTGCAGCAGGAAGACAGACTGTTGTCTTTGTTGACTGTAACATTGATGGTGGTATTCTTGCAAAGTTTGATGCAGATGGTGAATACCTTGATGAAGATATGGACTTCACTTTTGAAGACTTCAAGATGCCTGAAACCTTCAAATTGCTTGATGGTATGCAGTAAACATTTTGACCCCTATGTCTTCATTAAGGCATAGGGGTCTATTTTGATTTTATGATTAAGAAAAAAGAAAGGTGGTTAAAACCATGTCGAATTTTAGTAGATTTATGAAGAAGAACAAGATTGCAAAGGAAAATACAACTTTCCCTGCAACCAAATCCCTTGTTGATGAACAGGGAAATCCCCTGCTTTGGACTATCAAACCTTTGACTACAAAGGAAAATGATGACATCAGGGATGAATGTATGATTGATGTTCCTGTTAAGGGTAAACCTAATGTTTACAGACCTAAGTTGAACACTTCCAAGTACATTGCAAAGATGATGTGTGCTTGTATTGTTGAACCTAACCTTCACAACAAGGAATTGCAGGATTCTTATGGTGTGATGACTGCTGATGAACTTCTGAAAGAAATGATTGATGACCCTGGTGAATATCAGGCTTTTGCAACATTTGTTCAGGACTTCAATGGTTTCAACACCAGTTTTGATGAAAAGGTTGAAGAAGCAAAAAACTAATTGAAGAAGGGGATGCAGAAGCAAACTATGCACACTTTGCATTGCAGAAACTTCACATCTTACCTTCTACATTCTTGAACCTGGATGAACAAGAAAAAGCCTTTGTAATTGCTTCCATCAAAGTCAGAGTTGACAAAGAAAAGGAAGCTGCAAAAAAGGCAAAAGTCAAGAAAAAATAGGACAGTCATGATTGGTGTGACTGTCCTTCTATTTATACCAAGAAAGGCGGTGAAGAATAATGGCAAGTATTTCAACATCAATTGAATTGTATGACAGGGTTTCAGCACCTATCAACAGGATGATTGCAGCAATGGGAAACATGTGCAGTGCATTTGAATCCATTGAAACATCCATGGATGGTGCATTTGATACCAGTTCCATTGAAGAAGCAAGAAGGGCAACTGAACAGGCAGCTTTGGAAGTGATTCAGCTTGGAAACCACATTGAACAGAATGAAGACCATCAGGAAAACTTCAACAGAACTGTCAGAAATGGTTCATCTGCTATGGATGGACTGACAAAGAAAGTTGCAGGTCTTGTGGCAACCTATGTTTCTTTGCAGACAATTGGAAATGCAATGGAACTATCTGATGAAATGACACAGACAACTGCAAGACTGGATATGATGAATGATGGTTTGCAGACCACAGCAGAATTACAACAGATGATTTATCAGTCTGCACAAAGGTCAAGGGGTTCTTATCAGGAATCTGCTGATGCAGTTGCAAAAATGGGTGTTATGGCAAAGGATGCTTTCAACAGCAATGCAGAATTGGTTGCATTTGTGGAACAGTTGAACAAGCAGTTCACTATTGCAGGAACTTCCCAGGAAGGTGTTTCTGCTGCAATGTTGCAGTTGACACAGGCAATGTCCAGTGGTGTCCTTCGTGGTGAAGAACTGAACAGTGTGTTTGAACAAGCACCAACAATCATTCAGACTATTGCAGATTATTTGAATGTTCCAATTGGTACAATCAGAGAAATGGCAGCAGAAGGTCAAATCACCAGTGAAATTGTGAAAAATGCATTGCTTAGTGCAGCAGATGAAACTGATGCAAGGTTTGCTGAAATGCCTATGACATGGGGTCAGGTTTGGACTTCTATGAAGAACACTGCCCTGATGAACTTTCAACCAGTCCTGGATAAAATCAATGAGATTGCAAACAATCAGGAATTCCAAATGTTTGCAGCAAGTGCAGTTAGTGCTTTGTCAGTAGTTGCTTTGTATCTGCTTGACATCATGGAATTTGCAGGACAGGTGGCAACATTCATTGGTGAAAACTGGTCAATTATTGAACCAATAATTCTTGGAATTGCAACTGCTATGGGTCTTTATACTGCTGCAATGCTTATCAATAATACAGTCCAGGGTGTTAGTGCTATGATAGCAGGTGTCAAGGCTGCTGCTGATATGATGCAGGCAGGTGCAACATTCACTGCTACTGCTGCACAGCATGGACTTAATGCAGCATTGATGGCATGTCCTTTGACCTGGATAATTCTGTTGATTATTGCAGTCATTGCAATCATCTATGCAGTATGTGCAGCAATTGCAAAACTGACTGGTGTTGCAAACAGTGGATTTGGTGTCATCACTGGTGGAATCAATGTTGTCATTCAATTCTTCAAAAACCTTGGTTTGATGGTGGCAAATATTGCCCTTGGAATTGGAAATGCAATTGCAGCACTTGGTTCAAACATGATGACTGCTTTCAATAATGCAATCTGTTCCATTCAGTCTTGGTTCTATGGTCTGTTATCTACTGCATTGACTGTTGTAGAAGGAATCTGTGCAGCATTGAACAAACTTCCTTTTGTCGAATTTGACTATTCAGGAATCAGTGCAAAAGCAGATGAATATGCAGCAAAAAGTGCAGAAGCAGCAGGAAACAAAGAAGACTACAAATCCATTGGTGATGCTTTCAATGAAGGATTCAGCACCTTTGACACCTTCCAGGATGGTTGGGCAGGTGATGCTTTTGATGCAGGTGCAGCTTGGGGTGATGGTGTTGCTGATGGTGTATCAGGTGCAGTTGATGGTCTGTTTGGTGGTGGAACTGATGTGACTGCTGACATGTTTGGTGGTTCTTATGATGCAAGTCAAATTCCAACAAATATTGCTGACACAGCAGGAAGCACTGGTTCAATGGCTGATTCCATGGAAATCACCAGTGAAGACCTGAAATATTTGCGTGATATTGCTGAAACAGAAGTGGTGAACAGATTCACTACTGCTGAAATTAAAGTGGAAATGACGAACAACAACAATGTTTCTTCTGACATGGATTTGGATGGTATGGTTGACTATCTTGCAAATGGTGTCAATGAAGCAATGGAAAAAGCTGCGGAAGGGGTGCATGACTAATGGCTTATTTTTTCTATTTGGGCAAAATGCTTTGTCCTGTTGCCCCTTCTAAACTTCAATTGAAGATTAAGGGTCAGAATAAAACCATGACCCTTATCAATGAAGGGGAAATCAATATTTTAAGGAAAGCAGGTCTGACTGAAATCAGTTTTGACATCTTGCTTCCAAATGTGAAATATCCCTTTGCAACATACAAGTCAGGATTCAAAAATGCAAGTTACTTCCTGGACAGCTTGGAATCACTAAAAACCAGTGATGAACCATTCCAGTTCATTGTGACAAGAACCCTTCCAAATGGAAAGATGCTTTTTGACACAAATATGAAGGTCAGTCTTGAAGACTACACTGTTAAGGAAGACAGCAAAGAAGGATTTGATGTTGTTGCATCAGTGAAGCTGAAACAATATAGGGAATATGGAACAAAGACCTGCAACATCACTTTTGCAGGCACAAAACCCAAAGCAGCACCAACACCTGTCAGGGCAGCAGAAAATTCCCCTGCCCCTGCTTCAAATAAGACTTACACTGTGGTGAAAGGTGACTGCTTATGGAATATAGCAAAAAAATTCTATGGAAGTGGTGCAAAGTACACTGTCATCTACAATGCAAACAGGGATAAAATCAAAAATGCAAATTTGATTTACCCTGGACAGGTCTTGACCATTCCTGCTGCATAAGGGGGGTGAACATCTATGAAAGTGGAAGCAGAACTTCTGATTCAACATGGACAAAAGGTGTTCATTCCTGCTGTGCAGGAAGGAATTACCTGGTCAACTGAAAGAAAAGGTTGTCCAGGACAACTTACCTTCAAGGTAATCAAAGACAGCACACTGACCATCACAGAAGGTGATGCTGTTAGACTTAGGGTCAATGGTGCAAATGTGTTTTATGGTTTCATCTTCAAGATGAAAAGGGATAAAGAACAAATCATTCAGGTCACAGCTTATGACCAGTTGCGATATTTCAAGAACAAAGACACTTATGTCTATGAAAACAAAACTGCAAGTGAACTGATTCAGATGATTTGTTCTGACTTTCAGATGCAAACTGGAACATTGGAAGACACAGAATTCAAGATTGCATCCAGGGTAGAAGAAAACACTTCCCTGTTTGATATGATTCAAAATGCCCTTGACCTGACATTGCAGAATCAGAAATACATGTATGTTATGTATGATGATTTTGGAAAAGTCACTTTGAAGGGTTTGGACAATATGCGTTTGAACCTGTTGATTGATGAAGAAACAGGTGAAAACTTTGACTATACATCAAGTATAGATGACCAAACTTATAACAAGGTTAAACTGACCTATGACAATGAAGATACTGGAACAAGGGAAGTATATATTGCCCAGGATAGTTCCAACATGAATCAATGGGGTGTTCTTCAACACTTTGACACCTTGCAGAAAGGGGAAAATGGTCAGGCAAAAGCTGATGCACTTCTTTCCCTTTATAACAAGAAGACAAGAAACCTGACCATCAAAAATGCTTTTGGTGATGTGCGTGTTCGTGCAGGTTCTATGGTGGTTGTCATTCTTGACCTGGGTGACATCAAGGTGAAGAATTTGATGCTTGTGGAAAAATGCAAGCATGAATTCAAAGAAAATATGCACTTCATGAATCTTACTTTGAGAGGTGGTGAATTCATTGCTTGATGCAAATGACCTTTTGAATATTGTTAAGAAAGCAGCAGTTGAAGCTGTGGAAGCAGGAAAACCTTCTGACTTCTGCTTTGGAAAAGTCACTTCTGCAAGTCCATTGAAAATTTTGGTGGAACAGAAGATGACACTAAATAAAGCACAACTTGTTCTGACCAGGAATGTGACCAACTTCACCATCAGTGTGAATGTGGAAGACTGGGTGTCTGAAAGCAAAAGTGGTGGAAGTGGGGATTCTTCCTTTGCTTCCCATACACATGCAATCACAGGAAAGAAGAAGCTGACAATTCACAATGCACTTGCAGTTGGTGATGAAGTCATCCTTCTAAAACAAAAAGGTGGTCAGAAATATTTGGTGTTGGATAGGGTGGTGACAGCATGATTCCATCTACTAATTCCATTCTATCAACTGATTTGGAAGTTGAAATTCAACCTTCCAAGAACTACAAAATGAAAATAGAACACAATGTCATCAATGGTTTCTGTGATGAATTGGAAGCAATGGTTCAGGTAGTCTATAAGATTTTGAATACTGAAAGATACCAATATATCATCTATTCCTGGAACTATGGAATTGAATTGATTGACCTTTATGGTGAACCTGTGACCTATGTGTGTCCTGAACTTCAAAGAAGGATTGAAGAAGCATTGATTCAGGATGACAGAATTGAATCTGTTGACAATTTTGAATTTGATGTTTCAGAAAAACGAACAGTCAAGGCAACATTCACAGTTCATACTATTTTTGGTGATATTGAAGCAGAAAAGGTGGTGAATTTCTAAATGTATGAATCTATAACTTATGAAGATATTCTTCAAAGGATGCTTGACAGGATTCCTTCAACCATTGACAAAAGGGAAGGTTCTATTGTCTATGATGCACTTGCACCTGCTGCTGTGGAATTGCAGTTGATGTATATTGAATTTGACATTATCCTTTCTGAAACTTTTGGTGATACTGCATCCAGGGAATATCTTATCAGAAGGGCAGCAGAAAGGGGTGTTATTCCTTATGAAGCAACCCATGCTGTGTTGAAAGCAGTCACCACACCTTCAACCTTGAACATTCCAGTTGGTGCAAGATTTTCTTTGAATGAACTGAATTATGTTGTGGTTGCAAAGATTGCTGATGGTGAATATCAGATGCAGTGTGAAACTGTTGGTGTAGTTGGCAATTCTTATTTTGGGAACATGATTCCTATTGACTACATTCAAGGACTGGAAAGCATTGAACTGACTGAACTTCTGATTCCTGGTGAAGATGAAGAAGACACAGAAGCAATCAGAACCAGGTATTTTGAAACCTTTGACACAAAAGCCTATGGTGGAAACAAAAAGGACTATATTCAGAAAACCAATGCAATTGCAGGTGTTGGTTCAACCAAAGTCACACCTGTTCATAAAGGTGGTGGAACAGTTCTTCTGACCATCCTTGATTCTGAATACAACAAAGCAAGTTCCACATTGGTTGCAACTGTTCAGCAGGAAATTGACCCTACAAAAGATGGAACTGGTGTTGGTATTGCACCAATTGGTCATATCGTAACAGTTCAAACTGTTGGTGAAGTTCCTATCAACATCACCACAAGCATCACTTTCCAGGAAGGTTATTCTTTCACTGGTCAGAAGACTGCAATTGAAGAAGCAATCAATGCTTATCTGCTTGAATTAAGAACTGCTTGGGCAAATGAATCTGCATCTGTTGTTAGAATCAGTCAGATTGAAACAAGAATCTTGAATCTGACAGGTGTTGTTGACATCAACAATACAAAAATCAATAATGCAGCATCCAATTTGGTCTTAGGTGCTTATGAAATTCCTGTGATGGGTGGTGTGTCAAATGCTTAGAGAAGTGAACCTGATTGAACATCTACCACTTTTCATTCAAGTGTATAGGGAAATTGGTCACATCATGACTGCTGAAAATCCTGAATTTCAGTTGCTTGCTGATGAATCTGAAAAGATAAAAGACAACCAGTTCATCACAACCTGCAACCTGGAAGGAATTGCACGATTTGAAAAGCTGTTGCACATTGCCCCTTCACCTGATGACACCTTGGAATCAAGAATTTCCAGGGTGCTTATCAGATGGAATGACATTGTTCCTTATACCTGGAAGGTTTTCCTTCGTAAATTAGACACTTTGTGTGGTGTTGGGAACTATGAAGTGATTCCAAACTTCAATGAATACATGTTGAAAATTATCACACATCTTGACCTATATGGTCAGATTGATGAACTTGAAAATCTGCTTGACTATATGATGCCTGCAAACATTCTTGTAGATGCAAAGAATGAACTGAACTATAAACTGGAAAACACCATGTTTGTTCCAATTGGTTTGTGCATGTGTAAAATGTATGAACTGACTGATTCTTTCAAGGTGAACTTTTCCATCAGTGGTTCTGCAAATGTTGCAGGTGTTCTTTCAGGTACATGTGAAGTGGAAATCACTGATTCTTTCCAGGATTCATTCAGTGTTGCTTCTGAAATGCACACTGGTTCAAATGTATCAATAACAAATATTATTCAAATTTAGAAAGGTAGGTAAATAAAAAATGGCTGAATTTAGACCTATGGTCATCACTAATAAAGGACAGGCTTTGATTGCAAAGATGCTGTCAGGTGGTGGAAACATTGAATTCACAAAGATTGCAGTTTCTTCCAACACTTATAGTGATGCACAGATTCTTGCAATGACTTCCCTTGGTGGGGTAAAACAGACAACCCTTATTTCCAAGGTCACAAAGACTGGTAATGCAGCAGTTCAGATTGAAGGTGCAATCACCAATGCTGAACTTGCAAGTGGTTACTATATGAACACTATTGCACTGTATGCAAAAGACCCTTCTGATGGTGAAATTGTGTATGCTGCATGTGGTGCTTCTGTTCCTGGTTGGATGCCACCTTACAATGGTGTTTCCACAAGTGGTGCTTTCCTGAAACTTATCACAACTGTTTCCAATGCGGATGATGTCACTATTGAAGTTGACCCTGCTGCTGTTGCAACTGTTGGTGATATTCAGAATTTGCAGGAACAGATTTCTGATTTGCAGTCCTTCATTGGTTATACTGATGAAGACATCTATGGTGTTGAAGTGGATTTCAAGAATAAGAAGTTCACAAGACTTGCAGGTGCAGTTTCAAAGACCCCTGGTGCATCCTTTGATGGTGTTCAGGCTTTTGGTGGTAGAAAAAGATGTAATGTGACAGATGCAGGTGTAGTTGTTGCATATCATGGTGATGCAGGATATTCTGAAACTGGTGTTTTGACCCAGGCAATCACTATTGGTGAAGGTGATGCAGCAGTTACTTATGCAGCAGGCACAAAGGTTCAGGTCATGGTTGAACAACCTAAATTCTACTACAAAGTTGTTCCCCTTGAACTTGAAAAGATTGAAGGTGGAAAAGGCTTCCACATGCGAAAAGTCAGATACTATGTTTCTGACACTAAGAAGACTGGATTCAAGATTCATCCTGCATTTGTTCAGAATGGTGTCGAAAAGAACTTCATCTATTTGTCTGCTTATGAAGGCTGTTTCTATGACACTGATGGTGCTAAATACATTACAGATGATGCAGCGGTATATGCAAGCGGTGACATGCTTTCTTCCATTAGTGGTGCTAAACCTGCAAGCAATCAGACAAGAAGCACTTTCAGAACTGCTGCAAGTGCAAGGGGTGCAGGTTGGTCACAGCAGACTGTTCAGTCTGTTGCTGCAACTGAAATCCTGTTCCTGATTGAATATGCTTCTTTCAACATGCAGGAAAAGATTGGAATTGGTGTTTCTAACAAGACAGATGATGGTGCAACCAATATGTCTGAAATCACTGGTGCAACCACTAACCTTGGAAATGCAAGTGGTTCTGTAAAGAACACTAATGGTTGGAACATTCCTTCTTATCGTGGTGAAGAAAACATCTATGGTAACATTTGGAAGTGGGTTGATGGTCTGAACAGACATGTGAAAGATGGTGTCAATACCATTCATGTTGCTGACCATGGATTCACTGACAATACTGATGCAGCACCTTATGAAGATGTTGGATTCACACCTGCTATTGGTGAAGGTTATGTTTCTGCATTTGGTTACAATGAAGACTTTGACTGGTTATTCATTTGTAGTGAACATGTTGGAAACAGTTCCCTTCCTGTTGGTGACTACTACTGGAACACTAACCAAGGTGTTGAATGGACGGTTGCTAGATTGGGCGGTAGTTGGGCTTATGGTTCTACATGTGGCGGTTTCTATTGGTATGTGGCTTGTGCTTCGGGTGATCGTCATCGTACTTTCGGCGGTCGCTTGCTGTATGTACCACAGTAATAGGAAGTAATTTTTTGAAATACATGGGCAACCTGTGCTGATTATTACTTTGTAAAGAAAGCAGAAAAAACCTGAAACACCAAGGAACACCTAACAAAAAAGAACTTTAAGACAGTTACTAAATTAGGCAGTAATTGGAATAATGGTTCTAAATGTGGCAGTTTCTATTGGAATGTGAATAATGCTTCGAGTAATCGTAATCGTAATATCAGCGGTCACTTACTAAATGCATAAAATAAGAACCCAGGGAAAGCACAAATCCCTGGGTTCTTCCATGTGAACCTTGTTGCCCTGCCCCATGGCAAAATACAAAAAGACGAAAGGTTGTATTGGTAAACTTTGAAAGTTAATTTTCAAAGGTTGAAGATTTGACCATTCAAAGTGCATACAAAAATGGTAGTTGTAGATGAAAAGATATGGAAATCTATTTGCAAAAATCTATGACATGGACAACCTAAAACTTGCACACCAAAATGCTAAGAAAGGAAAAGGATGGTACAAGGAAGTCAAAATGGTTGATGAAGACCCTGACAAATACCTTGGTATGTTGCAGGAAATGCTTATCAACAAGACCTATCACACTTCTGAATATGAAACATTCATCAAGAAGGACAGTGGAAAGGAAAGAGAAATCTATAAACTTCCATACTTTCCTGACAGAATATGTCAATGGGCAATTTTGCAAATTATTGAACCATATCTTTTGAAGCATTTCACAGATGATACCTATTCAGCTATTCCTGGAAGGGGAATTCACCTGTGTCTGAAAAGATTGAACAAAGCAATGCAGACTGATGTTCCAGGAACACAGTATTGCTTGAAGATTGATGCAAGAAAGTTCTATCCTTCCATCAATCATGACATCTTAAAACAAAAATACAGAAGGTTATTCAAAGACAATGACCTTCTTTGGTTGTTGGATGAAATCATTGATTCCACACCTGGTGACACTGGGATTCCTATTGGGAACTACATATCACAATACAGTGGGAATTTCTATCTTTCAGATTTTGACCACTGGATAAAAGAAGTCAAACATGTGAAGTATTATTTCAGATACATGGATGACATTGTGATTCTTGCATCCACAAAGGAAGAACTTCATCAGCTTAGAAAAGATATTGATGAATATTTCCACACTGAACTGAAATTGAAAATGAAGGACAACTGGCAGGTCTTTCCTACTTTTGTTCGTGGTGTGGACTTTGTTGGATATAGAACATTCATGAATTATGTTCTTCTTAGAAAATCAACCTGCAAGCAGTTTAAGAAGAAAATGAACAAACTGAATCAGAAAAGGTTGAAAGGACAAGAACTGAATTATTCAGAATGGTGTTCAATCAATTCATACAAGGGATGGTTGCTTCACTGTGATAGTTACAGATTGCAACAAAAATATATTGTTCCAATTCAAATGTTTGCTGATTGTTATTATCAGCAGCACATAAAAAAGAAAGGTGGTAAAGCATCATGAAAGATTATGGAAAGCAAAGAAGCACTGTGAAGCCTGATGAAATGGTGATTGATGAATTCAGTGTTTGGATTCATTCAGACATCCAGGAAGTTTCTGAACCTGGTATTGATGACCAGGAAGGATTCACTGGTTATGAATTCAACATGGTTCAGTACACCAAGGATGAATTCATCATGAAG